AAGGTAACTCTGGATAAGCCGTTCCGTCTCCCTAAAGGCTCTGCCAAGAAGTTTGGTGTGTACGTCAAGTCTGGTGACAAAGTGAAGCGAGTTACCTTTGGTAGCCCCACTATGGAAATTCGTCGGGATAACCCTCAAGCTAGGGCCAACTTCCGAGCCAGACACAACTGCGACAGTAAGACTGATAAGACCACTGCTGGTTATTGGTCCTGTAAGATGTGGGAATCTGGGTTCTCTGTAGGAGATATGCTCTCCAAGAATGAGCCTGAAGAAGAACAAGCGAACCTTGAAGGTCAAATCCTTAAGACAGATGATGAACAGCGTCTGGTTTATGGTTGGGCCTCGGTCATCACTGAAGATGGTAAGTCTGTAGTAGACCGTCAAGGTGATGTAATTGAAGCCGACACTATGGTAAAGGCCGTGAATAAATTCATGGAACATATTCGTGTTGGTAAGATGATGCACAAAGGGGATCAGGTGGGCCAAGTGGTTCACTCGATGCCACTCACTAAAGAGATTGGTGAATCTTTGGGCGTCACCAGTAACCGTGAGGGTTGGATCGTAGCATTGAAGGTATTCGATGATGAGGTCTGGTCTCTGGTAAAATCTGGCCAACTTACGGCCTTTTCTATCGGCGGTAAAGCTAAGAGGAAGGAAATCAATGACTAATATCCTGCTCGACTTGGAGTTGGATGAGTTGTCACTTGTTGACCATCCTGCTAACCAAGCCGCTACAATCTGTCTTATTAAGAGGGACAATACAATGAACCTTGAAGAACGCAAGGCGTACTACATGGACAAGGGCATGTCTGAAGATGAAGCCCTTAAGAAAGCTAAAGAGGACATGAAGAAGGCCGAAGAGCCTGAAGTGTCCAAGTCTGAAGAAGAGGTAGATCAGGACGACCTGTTTCTGGCTGAGGTTGATGCTCTTAAAGCTGAAGTCTCCCGCCTCTCGAAGGCACTTGAAGACAACGGATTTGCTGTTACTGAAGAAACAGTAACCAAAGCTGTTGAACCAGAATACATCGAAGTAGAAGGCGAGCAGGTAGCTAAGGCTGACATCCCCGCTCCTGTACTGAAGGCTCTTGAAGCTGCTGAAGTAGAGAAGCGTATGGTTGAACTCCGTAAGCAAGCTGAAGAAATTCTTCCTAACTTCGATAACGAAATTGCGGCCTCCCTCTTGGCTCATGTAGCTAAAGATGACGCAATCGTAGAAGCCCTGAAGTCTGCTGATGCAGCCCTTGGTGCTTCGATGTCTGAGATCGGTGAAGCGTCGGTAGAGGCAGATATGCTCTCTTCCAGCGATAAGCTCGATGCTCTTGTTAAGTCCTACATGGACGAGAACAACCTTGCTAAGAAGGACCATGCTAAAGCATACGCTGCTGTAGCTAAGACCGATGAAGGCAAGGCACTCATTAATAAGCTCTACAAAGGAGAGTAAATCATGGCGACGAATGCAGGCCGCTTTAACACCGTATCCTTGACCTCGGATGCTGCTCTGGCCCAATACCGTTTGGTCACTCTTGATCCTGCTGTTACCACCACTGATGGTAGTGCAGCTTACCCTAATGCTCAAGGTCAGCACGCCCTTGGCATTACTATGACTTCTGCTGATGCTGCTGGCAAAATTGTTACTGTGCAGTATGACGGCATTGCTCTGGCTGAGGCTGGTGGCGGTATTCTTGCTGGCGACTACATCACTCCGTTTGATGGCACGACTGGTAAAGTAGGTGCCGCTACTCAGAATGATGCAAAAATTGGTGTAGCCCTGTCTGCTGCTACTGCTGACGGGGACATTATCTCCGTTCTGCTCAAGCCAGCTTCTGACACTCACGCTTAATAGCAGTTAAGGAAGAGGAATAACAAATGCCTTTGCTGACCCCATCGCAGGTGCATATTGATGCACCATTGACCAATCTGACGCTGGCTTACGCTCAGTCTCAGGAAAACTTCATCGCTGATAAAGTCTTCCCAACCGTAGGCGTAGACAAGCAGTCTGACAAATACTACATCTATGACCGTGCAGGTATGAACCGCACAGGTGACGTGAAGCAACTCGCTCCACGCACTGAAGTAGAGCGTATTGGCATGACCCTTTCCAGTGACAGCTACTTTGCTGACGTATATGGTTTGGGCATGGACTTCGATGAGCAGACCCTTGCTAACGAAGACGCTGCTCTGGACATTCGTTCTGCCGGAGCGCAAACGCTGGCTATGCGCATGATGATCCACCGTGAGAAGCAGTTTGCTTCTACGTTCTTTGCTGACGTTTGGAGCAACAAGTACACTGGTGTAAACTCTGGCCCAACTTCCGGTCAGGTTCTTCAGTGGGACGACGCATCCGCTACGCCTATCATTGACGTAACGAACGCATCTCGTACTATGCAGCTTGCTTCTGGTGGCTTCCGTCCAAACACGATGGTTGTTGGCCGTGAAGTATACGACCAGCTTGTAAACCACCCAACCATTTTGGATCGCTTAAACGGTGGTGCTACGGTTACCAACACTGCTTTGGTTACCAAGGCGAAGCTGGCAGAAATCTTTGAGGTAGAAAACTTCTACGTCATGGAAGCTGTCCAGAACGACACCAAAGAAGGTAAAACCGAAACTAACACCTTTATCGGTGGTAAGTCGGCTCTTCTGACGCATACCCCATCGTCTGCTGGTCTGATGACTCCTGCGGCTGGTCTGACCTTCGCATGGAACAACATTCCGGGTGCTAACAACCTCGGTATCACCGTTGAGTCCTTCTCTGATGATGCACTGAAGCGTCAGCAGATTGCTGAGATGATTCAGGTGAAGATGTCCTACGACATGAAGGTTGTGGGCGCTGATCTTGGCTTCTTCTTTGAGACCATCGTAGCATAAGGGACTAGAGTATGGCACCCGACTACTCTAAGTTACCTTTTCAACTTAACTGGGTCCAACTCGTTAGACAAGAGTTTAAGGGGTATGGAACCGAATGGAAGCGAGGGGATGTCTTTGACTGGCAACAGCGAGGCATCCCTTGGCAAGACGTTATGTCTTTATTCAATCGGGGCTTCCTCATGCAGGAGGCTCCGACTGAAGATAACCAGAAGAAGGTTGTTGGAGACGGTCTCGATGAGCTTGGTCCCGAAGAGCTTAAGGTCATCGTAGACAACATCAACGCTAAGGTCAAGCTCAATACGAAGACCGAGCGTGAATACAACACAAAGAAGTGTAAGGCTTCTACGATCACGAAGAAACAACGTGGTCATATCCGTACTTGGCGTAACAGCCCTTGGTCAGATTGGGAGCAAGCATAATGACATTCACCTACGATGTTGATGATCTTGGCACTACTACAGCTTCTGGCCGTAGGAATGCTGTACGCTTTCTCGTAGGTGATACCGACTCCACCGACGTACAGGTACAAGATGATGAAATTGCTTTTGCTCTTGCTCAGTCCGGTGACAATGTTTATGAGGCTGGTGCTTATTGTTGTCGAGCTATTGCAGCTAAGTATTCTCGTCGTGTTGACACTGAGCTTGATGGCGCTCTTAGTGCTAGTTACTCTGATCTTCACGCCCATTACATGGCCCTTGCGGAAAATCTTGAATCTGAGTCCAAGAAACAATCTGGCCTCGGCATCAAAGCTGGGGGCCTCAGTAAGGCAACTATCTCTGTGGTAAGACAGGACACTGATCGTGTCACTCCGTCTTTCCGCCGGGATCGTTTCCGTAACCCGCCAAACTATGATGGCTCTACGGAATACGAGTGAGGAATAGTCCATGTCGTTTAATGCTAGAGACCTCCTTAAGTTGGTCCAAGACTTTGGCGAAACCCTTACACTCCGCAAGGTCACCACTGAGGGAACCTATGATGCAGATACCGGGACTCTTACTGGTAGTGCGACAACGGACTATTCCTTTACCGGATATTTCTATAACCTAGCAGAGGGTACATCTGACCTCACTCAGACTAGGAAGGGCAGACGAGCCTGTGTCATTCCCGCCAAAGGTCTTAAAGCTACCCCTGATGACCAAGACCAGATTTTAGGGAATGGAGATACGGTGAATATTACCACCGTCCGTACCATCTTTAGTGGTGGTCAGGCCGTCTGTTACCTCTGCGAGGTGTACGACTAATGGCAGTTCCTAAGATAAAGGTCTCTCCTGCTCTTAAGAAGAAGCTGGCAGAGATTGATGAGATGCTAGAAGACGCTGTAGAGCGTAAGATGACTGACGTGGCTAGGACGATTGTTTTGGCCTCTCCTGTAGATACAGGCGCATTCGTCAACTCTTGGTCCTTCAAGGACAATCTTGGTGGGGGCCGTAGTAAGTCCTCTTTGGGTAAGCCTACAGGGAGAGACCCCGGCTCTGAGAGAGGTAAGGCTCTTAATAACTTGGTGAACGACATCAAGAAGACTGTTGAGGTGGGTAGTCCCGGTGGTCCTTTAAAAGAAGGCATCGGCATCCAAGCTGACAACTACTACTTCATCAACCGTGCGCCTCATGCGAAAAAAGTTGATGACAACCCTAAGTACCGAGTATTAAACAAAGTTATCCGGCAACATGGTAGGTAGGTATGGCTAGTATATACAGAGACATTCGAGCAGCCCTAGAGACCAAGCTAAGCTCTATCTACGACATCCCAGATATTTCCTACGAGAACGTCTCCTACGACCGCACCAACGGCACTTCTTATGTAGAGACGTTCTTTGTCCCACAGTCCCGTAGACCCGCTGTACGGGGCTTAAATCCTCAGCAGAGGTATGGTGGAGTATTCACCGTAGTCTGTTATGCACCAGAGGGTAACGGCCCCGGTGCAGCAGACGAAATTGCGGACAAGGTATTAGAAGCCTTTGAAGCAACCACAGATGTCTCTTATACCAACACCCAAGGTGAGACTTTTGTTGTGTCTATCGACTATGCCGAACGAGAAGGTGGCGGGTTAGACACTCCGTTCTATTATGTCCCGGTAAACATCGGGTTCTATATTTATAACTAAGGAGGAAGCAAATGGCTTTCGCACAAGGTTCTCGTTCTCGT